TTTCTCATCAGCATCCATATACTTCTGCATTGTATCCTTATCCCTTATCTTCTTTGGAAAAGGATTCTCTATATAAACATCAGGATCTGCTTTCCCAGAGAAATATTCATAACGTTCATGGCGAATATTTTTACGCTGCTGTTCTGCTTTCTTTCTTAAAAGAAATATAGTGTTATATAACTCAAAGTATTTTGCATGTAGAGAGGGAATATTTAATGACTCTTCGTGTAGATTATCTCTGTCTATCTGTGCATCTTTC